GGTCGTCTTCCATCAGCTTGAGGACATCCGCCCGGCGGAAGATTTTCTTCGAGCCCTTTTCCGGACCGGCAGGGTTGCCGCCCGACGGCACCGCTGCCGCCGCCAAGTCGCGCTTGCGCTTCGCCAAGGCCGCCCCTGCGGCGCTCGCCGCCGCCTCTGCCGCAGCCCCCGGAGCCGCCGGAGCCCCCGGAGCCGCCGGAGCCTCCGCCGCGGCTTTTCCAACGCCCTTGAGCGCCTTCCAAGTGCCGAACACCTCGTCGCCGGCGTTGAAATCGTAGTGCTGGTGCGCCCGGCGCAGCAGATCGATGCGGATGGGCGAGGCTTGTACCCACTGGCGGAACTCGGGGTCTTGCATGATCGTGCCGGCGTCCGGATGCGCCCCGTTAAAGCGCTCGGTCGAAGCCATCGCCCGGGAAACCGCCTGCTCTTCCGCGGCTTTGCCGAGTGTCTCCCGAATCTGCTTGATGACCGGGCTCGCTTCGATCGCCCGAGCGACCGCGGCTTCCGGGGCCCGGAAAAACTCCGCTTCGTCCAACGCGGCAGGCGCAGTCGGAGCAGCCGCCGCAGCCGGGGCAGCATCGCGCGCCTTCGCCAGCGCAGCCAAGCTCGTGTGAATCGCCTGATCCGCGCGCCGGCGGAGTTCGCCCAGTTCGCTGCCTTGGCGACCGATCAACTTCTGCGCCTCGCTGTACATCTTCGCAAGGTCCGCTGGCGACTTGCCGCGCAGTTCGGGCGGCAGATCGGCATCCGCAGCGGGCGCGGCCGCAACGGGAGCCGCTGCGGGCACAGCAGCGGGCTTGGCGGCGGGTGCCGCCGGGGCGTCAAGCAATTCGACGAATTCTTCGCCGGCTTCGACTTTCGCTTCCGGCAGAATCGCCGTGTCGCCGTCCTCCAAGATTTCCTGGCTCGACGACGGTAGAATGACTGCACTGGCCATTGGCTTTTCCTCTTCGCTCAAAGGGGCGGGTTATGGGAGCGACCGGCTGCCCCCGAAAGGGCCGGCGCTATGCTTTGCGCTACTTGTACGTGCCGTGCTCTTCTTTGTTGTGCCGCTCTTTGACCATGTGGCTCTCGCGATTCTGCGCCCACTTGCCTGCCGCGCTCGGAAACGCGCCGGTAATGCCTTCGAGCTTCGCGCGCGGCGCAGATATCAGCCGCAGCGCGAGCTGGTCGCAGTCCGGGCATTGCACCGCCCGCGTCTCCGCCTCCACGAAGTGCTCGCTAACGTGCCCGGCAACGCAACGGAAATCAAAGGCCCGGATGCTCATTCGGGCGCGACCACACGCGCGATGCCGCCGGTCGATGCCGCGGCATCACCGCCTTCCTGCTGCGCGAGCAACTCGTTGTAGGCCGCCTCATGCGTCGCCTGGTGCGCCTGCAGCCAGAGCATCTGGTCGAGTTGACCCTTGCGGAACCAGAGTTGCTCGATCGTCGTGAGATCAGCAATCGAATTGTGAATCCCGATCATCTCGTCGATCTGCGCCTGCAGCCGCGCCCAGCCGCGCGTGCCGTACATGGCGAACACCTGGTCGTAATGCTCCTGAAGATCTTTGTCCTGCAGCACTTTCGTTGTCATACCCGCTCCTTTCGCTCACAGTGATGGTCGGGGGCGTGGGCTTTACCCCACTTCGGCGGCGCACGGGAGCGAATCGCGCGCATCCGTTGACCCCCGTATTCTTTACGCCAACAGGCGTGCACTCCGGCCGATGAACTGCGGCTGCGGGCGCGGCACAAACACCGGATGAGGCACCGGCACCGGAACCATCGTCGGCTCTTTCGCCGCGGCAGTCGCGCGCGCCTTGATGGCTTCGCTCGCAACCGATGCCTGCGACTGCATCTGCGCGATGCGCTCATTGGAGTTGATGTCGCGCGCCTTCAGCATCGAATCGGTCATCGCCAGGCGCTGCTTGAACGCCCGATCTTGCTGGTCGGCATGCACCTGGTAGATTCCCTTGGTGGCGATTTCCATCTGCCGGAACTGCGGCTCGAGGGTGGCATTGCGCGCCTTCACGTTTTGCAGATCCGTGCGGGCTTTCAACTCCCCGATTTTCGCCTGCGTCTCCGCAATCTGGAGCTGGATCTGCAGTTGGCCGAGCTGCGCTTGCATCGCTACGGTTTGCGGATCGGCCTGCGCGCCCTGCTGCAGCGACTGCGCCTGCTGCGCCATCTCGATCGACTTCTTCAGCATATCGATGATCTCGCGCCGATGGGTAAGGCCGGTGTTGGACACCACGCCCATCAGCAGCATCTTGTACTCGGGGCTCTGCGGCTCCATCGTGTTCAGAAGCTGCACGAGATTTTGCGTCTCGTACTCGCGCTGGATGATGCCCATCGTCGACGAGGCGACGAAGTTCCAGTTCCGCGGCGTGTAGCGCTCGGGGTAATACTGCATGTTGCGCCACAGGATCTTGCGCAGGGACGGCACGTAGAAGCGGTCGATGAAGCCCATAAGCGTGCGCTTGTGGCGCTTCACGATGCCGGAGAGCATCATGGATGTCGACCCCGAGCGCGAATCGCCGCCCGCCCGCGACGCCAGCGAGATCACGTCGAGCGACCCGGTCGCCCGCTGGATCATCTGGTCAAGCTGCTGCGTGTGGGTGAAGGTCGACTGCTCGAGTTGGCCGAAGTGCATCGGCCGCAGGATCGTGTTCGGGTCGCCGTTCGTCAGGATCGACTTGCCCGGGCGCACGGTGAGCTGGAATCCACGCGGCAGACGCGAGGCATCCATCGCCATCATCGGCGCGGAGATGTAGGCCAAGGCATCAATACGAGCGCGCATCTCGGCGTCCATCACCCGCTGCGGCACCATCCCTTTTTCGCAGACGCCGCGGCCCCAGAAGCGGCCCGGCACGACGTCCCACGGGAACGCCACTACCGGACGGTCCTTCATGAGATACGGATTCTCAGCCGCCTTGATGCAGACCGACTCATTCGCGATGACAATGACCGCCTCGATCATCTCGGAGTCGACTGGCTCGGTAGACTTCACGGAACCGTCCGCATTCAAGTCCGCAAGATCAACGATCTCTTCGGCAGCGCTCTCGACTTCACGCAGCGCGAGGCCCATCTCCTCCCCCGCTTCCGCCACAGTCAAATCGACGGTCTCATCAGGCGGGAAAAGCAGGTGCTTCGGCACAAGTCCGTAATACCGGATCACATGCACCTTGTCGAACACGTATTCGTTCTCGATCTGGCGATCGGGGCTGAGTTGCGTGTCTCCCGCGCTCGTTCCGACGTCGACTTTCCGGTACGAACCGTCTTTCTGCCCCTTCTGGATGATGTGCGCGCCCACGTACTCCTCGATCCCGACGCCGAGGGCCTTGTCGATCGTGCGCGCGGTCGGGTCAATGAGGAAATTGCGCGGATTCACGCTGTACAAGCAGGCGTAACTCACTTCGCGTTCGATTACCGTCGCTTCGACCGGCGCCGAACCCACGCCCGGCGCGGTTGTGGGCGCTAGGAGGGGTAACGGGGGCTGCGCGGACGGTTCCGGCAGCAATCCGGAGGCCATCGCGTCCATTGCTGGCGCGGCCCCGCCCAAATCAACCCCTTCCGCCGCGGCGGGGAGCATCAGGCTACCCGAATCGGGGAGCGGGCTACCCAAACCAGGTATTTCAGGTGCCATCGGCGCGAGCGGCGCCGCCTGCGGATACGCGGCCGCCACGGAAGCCGCGATTTCGCGCAGCATGAACTTCTCGACGAGGATTTCGCCGATGCCGGAGCCGTAAACCGCCCCGTTGATGAGCGCCTCGCCGACATTCGAGTTGAAATCGGCGTTGCCGAGGTCTTCCTTGAGCTTGTTCTTGTTGTCGTCGGTGATTTGCTTCGCGTCTTCGCTCGCGTCGAACTTTGCTTTGAGGTCGAACGAGTCACCGCGGCCGAAAAGGGCCTCTTCCACCTCGGCGACAATGTTCTCGACCGCCTCGCCCAGGCCCGGCGTCACCAGCATCGAGCGCTCTGACTTGCGATTCTTGTCCTCCGTCGACCAGAGACCTCGCCAGAGGCGCTCGTACTGGTCCCAACTGTTCTCGTAGTTGCTCCGGCGGTGATCGCGCCACATGCGGCAGCGCGAAACCACCCAGTTCGTCAGCTCGGCCAAGTCATCGCGCGGGCGCGACTGGTCAACCGCAGGCATTTGCGAGTCGCGGTCGTCCGGCAGCACCCTCGCGCTGTCGGTGATCTTTCCGGACTTAATGTCGATGGTAGTCATTTAGCCTCGCATCAGAGCCCAACCAACGAATCGGCGGGCTCCCAGTAACTGTTGTCCGCGACCTCCGCGAACTGAGAAAACACTCGTCCTTCCGCCAACTGCGCGATGTACGCAAGCGCATCCGGCGCGTCGTCATGCACCAACGTCGAAGGAAAGTTCAGAAACTGATCCTCGATTTCCCGCATGTGCGCGCCAGGGCGGAACAGAATCTTCCCGTGTTCCATGCGCCCCTGCAATGCCCAGCCGATCCGCTCGGTTTTCGAACGGTTCTCGTGCGACAACGGCTCTACCGCCAGCATGAGCGGAGGCTTGCGCTTCGCCGCTTCGGACTTGAGATACGGCGCCACCGCCTGATACAACGCGCCCTTCTCGATGCCGAGGTTCATCGTCTTGCAGCTCGCGACCGCGTCGACGATGCGCCTCGCGGTTTCCTCGACGCCCCAGCGCCCGAGGTACAAATCCCGCACCCACCAGCGCTCATCGTCCAGAATCTTCACGACGGCAATCGCCGTCTTGTCCAGGCGCTTTTGCCGGTAGCCGACAGCCTTCTGGATCTCGGCGAAGCCGGACAAGTCGACGACCACATACCAATCCCCGGGCATGGTCTTGCCGTCCTTGCCTAGCGGTTCCTCCGCACTGTAGAGGAACCACTCCTTCTTGAACGAGTCCGACGCGCCAGTCTCGAAGCTCGCCAAGAATTCCTGGCGAAACACCGCGGAGGACAGCGTGCGGCGAGCATTCTCGATCTCCGCTGGGTCAAGGAACGGATTGTCGAGCGAGGTGTAATGGAAGGCGCCCCACTCGAGCGGGTCCGGCCGCGTGCCATCAGCCCGGAGCCCCATCCCCTGCCCGCGGTATGCCCCGTCGCCGCCGGCCTCGACCCACAGATCGTAAAAGTGGTTGCGACCCTTCGGCGTACCGATGAAGCTGGCCGTGCCCTTCACATCGGCCAGGGCGGGGCGCACGATCGACTCCCACACCTCCGGCTTCATGTCCGCGTATTCATCCAGCTCGGCGTGCCAGAGGCCGACGCCCCGCAGCGTGTCGGGCCGATCGGCCCCCTTCACTCCAATCATCACCCCGTTGCGGAGGTAGATGTGCCCCTCGTTCGATTGGGGCGGGCGCCGCGGGTCCAGCGCGGGGTACAGCAAATCGAGCAACGGCTGCCAGTAAAGCAACTTCGCCTGCGTCGCGACGGGCGCGATCACGAACACCGGCTTACGCTGTGCATTGCGCGGGTCCATCGCTTTCGCCGATGCGCGCGCCGCCGCGAGGTGCGTCTTTCCGAATCGCCGTCCCGCTGCCAGCATCGTGAAGCGCGCGGGCGACTTGAACACGGCCATCTGCGCCGGGTGCAGTCGGACATCTAGGGAGACATCTCCGTCCACGCTCAAGGCAGTTGCCTCATATTCAAATCGTCAGGTTTCCGACTTTCGCCAGGTACGAGATCACTTCCGCTCTCGTCGCCGCGTCGTGCGCGACAGGGTAGATGATGACTTCCTTCACCCGGATGTTTCCGAAATTGCCGGGCGTCCCGCTAGCCCCGAGCGTAAACCCGCTCATGTTGCCCGCGCCTGCATCTCCGGTAGTAGAAGTTGTGTTGTTCACTTGCAGCAGAGACGACGCGCCGTTGAACACCGCAACGATTACTGCATACGTGTCGACCGGAAGACTGGAGTTCGCGGCAACGCCGGCGCCGGCATCGATGTTGATCTGCGGAGAAGCCGTTACCTGGGTGACACGCCCTCCCCCGGCGGCGTTTCCGTCGAAAAAGTGGTCACTCACGGTCCACGTAACCTGTTTCCCGAGAAGATAAACCGTCTCTGGCTGAACCAGCGTGAATGCCGCGCATTTGAGATAGTTGTCCACCCCATCAAACAGGATGGAGTTGTCCGCTTGCAGCGCGGGCCGGTTCGTATCCGTCGCCTGAAGCAGATGGCGTTTGTTTCCTGTCTGGTCCGCCCAGCGCGAGACTCCAGCACCAGCGAATTCAATCCCCTTCCCGTAGCGAAACCAAGCCGCCATTCCGCCCGGAGGACTATCCGGCAAACCGACAGCAAGCCCCGGCCCCGGCGTCAGAAAATCGCGCAGGAGGAGCGAGTCGTCTTCATCATCCTCGACTCCCTGCTCCAACAGGTACTGCTCATAGTCGAGAAGCGAATCAAAAGCACTGCGCGGCTTCAGATTCTTGCGCCGGCGTGACGGCGAGAGGGTACGTGCCAACTCTTCAAACTGCGCGTCTTGCCTGGGATCGAATGCCATCTTTGTCCGCTTTCCCTTGGTCACATCTGCAAAGTCTGGCGAAGCAGTAGCTCCACCAGTCGGATCATCTTGTCCAACATCTCCACTGTCCTCGGCTCGAGTTTGCCGGTCTTCACGATCCCGTGCAACTCGCGCAAGACCGCCCGTAGATCGCGCGCGACGACTTGCTTGGGCCTCATGACCGCGGCTTTCCCCGCCGCCGGTATTTTCCCGACAGCACTTCGTCGATTCCAAAATCTTCACGCTCGGACATGTCCGCCAGTTCCTCTCCGTCCGCGAGTTGATCCCTCATCCACTGCCCGACATCGTCGAGGTAGGACTGCGCGGAGGCCAGCCGCGCGAACGCGAAGAAGTCATGGTCAACCATCGGGTCGCGCGGCGCGGCCGCGAACGGTGACAAGCCCGGCGTCGACGGAGGCGCGATAAGAAGAAAATAGTGAGGACTATCCGGAACGGCCTGCCCAACGCCCGTGTTGAAAACCGGCGTGTTGAAAATCCCAGAATTGAAGACCCCCATGTTAGCGTTTTACCACCGTGGCGAGCATGTCCTGCGCCACTTCCCGGTAGTGGTTGATCCCGAACATCTGCGTTTCTTGGTTCCGCGCCTGCCATGCCGGGGCCACGCTGTATCCCCACGTAGCGAGGAAATCGCAATTCAGTCCGGCATGCGGAGCGTTCGCATCGCGCCAGCCTTTGTCCAGGTAGTACCAGAAGAACTCGACCACCGGGGGCCACTGGTGCGTGGGGTCGCCGTAGGCGCGGCCGCTCGCCCAGTGCGGCACGATGATCTGCGCCTTCGCATCCTTGCGCATGACGCGGTACAGCTCGTTGAAGAATCCGACTCTCTCCGCGCCGGTCAGATGCTCCAGAAAATGCGAGCAGTGAACTTCGTCTACGCTATCCGACTTCCACGGCCACGGCGTTTTTCTCAGGTCGAATACCTTGTC